GGGCCGGTTCGCCCGCGCTGCGCCGCCGGATCGTGAAGACGACGAACAACCTCGCGGTGCTTTCCACGGCATCGTGGTTCCGGCCGCTCTCGGCCGACACGTCGAAGATGGACGGCTTGAACGTCTTCGTCGCGCTGGTGGACGAGCTGCACGAGCATCCCGATGCCGGCGTGATCGAGAAACTCGACACCGGCATGGGCGCGCGGCTTCAGCCGTTGATGTACGAGACGACCACGGCGGGGGTAAGCCGCACGTCAGTCTGTTACCTGCACTGGGACTTTTCGGTGAAAATCCTGGACGGGGTCATTCCGCAGGTGACCGCCGACCGATGGTTCGCCTTCATCGCGACCGTCGACGAGGGCGACGACTGGCAAGACGAACTGGCATGGCGCAAGGCGAACCCCTCGCTCGGTTCGGTGCTGCAAATGGAGGACCTGCGCGCCGAGGTGGCGCTCGCGCTGGAGATGCCGTCGCGGCAGAACTCCATCCGGCGCTTGCGGCTCAACCAGTGGACGCAGCAGCTCGTGCGCTGGATTCCGATGGAGGTCTGGGCGGACGGGGCCGAGCCGATCGACGCCGAGGCGCTACGGGGGCGCAGGTGTTTCGCCGGGCTTGACCTGGCGCGGATCAACGACCTGTCGTCGCTGGCGCTGCTGTTCCCGCCGCTGAGTGACGGCGAGCGTTGGAAAGTGCTGTGGCGCCATTGGTGCCCGGCCGACAACATCGAAGAGCGATCGAGGCGGGACCGCGCGCCCTACCTGGTCTGGCGCGACCAAGGCCACCTGATCGCGACCGAAGGCAACACGACCGATTTCAAGTTTGTCGAGGCGGCGATCCTCGAATTGTCCGCAGTCTACAACATCGAAGAGCTGGCGTTCGACCGCACGTTCGCCGGTGAGATCATCCGCAACCTCGCCGACGAGGGCATGAACCTGGTCGAGTTCGGCCAGGGTTTCCTCAGCATGGGGCCGGCGGCAGCGGAATTCATGCGCAAGGTGCTGGCGCGCGAACTGCAGCACGGCGCCGATCCGGTGGCCGACTGGTGCGCCTCGAATGTGTCGATCCGAACTGACCCCGCCGGCAACGTGAAGCCGGACAAGGAACGCTCGATCGAGCGCATCGATCCGATCGTCGCGGTGATCATGGCGGTGGGCCGCTCGATGGCGGAGGAGTCGGGCATTTACGCCGATGGCCGCGGCTTGTTAATTGTCGGAGGCTAATGATTCCATGACTGTGCTGATGAGCGCCGACCAATTCCGCGGGGAACTGCGAGCGAAGCGCAAGCCCGTTGGGGGCGTCTACAGGGTCAGCGTGGCGCAGCCGCTGCCGGTGGACGGCGCGGAGCGGACGCTGCGGTTCTGCTTCTCGGACAACAGCGTCGATCGCATGAACGATACGATCGCTGCGGCGGGCTGGGACCTCACCGACTTCCTGGCAAACCCGGTGGCGCTGTGGGCGCACGACAGTTCCGCCCCGCCGATCGGCGGCGCGCGCAACGTCGGCGTCGAGGGCGACCGTCTGCTGGGCGACATCGAGTTTGCGCCGCCTGAGACCTATGCGTTTGCCGACACGATCTATCGGCTGGTGCTGGGCAAGTTCCTGCGCGCGGTCAGCGTCGGCTTCCTGCCGACCCGCTACGCATTTGTCGAGAACGACCCGGAGCGCGGATTCGGCATCGACTTTCTTGAACAAGCCCTTCTCGAAATCAGCGTCTGCCCGGTACCGGCGAACCCGAACGCGCTGCAAGAGGCGCGCCGCAAGGGCATCGACACGCGGCCGTTGGTGGAATGGGCGGAGCGCACGCTCGACGGCGACGGCAAGGCGAGCCTGCCGCGTGCCGAATTGGAACGTCTGCGCAGGGCAGCAAAGGAACCGACTATGACGCGACCGACACCTCGCCGAACGGCGGGGAAGCCCACGAACGCGCATCGCTCCGGCGGAGCGGATGAAACCGATCCCACGGCCGGCGGCGCGATTGTCGGCAACTGCGGCCGCAGCGCCGACGAAGAGTGCGGGATGAAAGACCCCTCGGAGTGCTCGATCCATGCCGGCACTGAACTGGACTTGGACCCGGAGGAAGCGAAGCGCCTGGCTGGCCTGTTGCGCCGGCTGCTGCCGCGCCGGAAGGAAGCCAGCGACCCCGACGACGACTTGCCGGTGGGCCACGAGGACGCGATCCGCGTCGCGCACAAATGCCTGCGCACCTCGAAGGCGTTTATCACGGAGGCGGTCTCGCAGCACTCGAAGGCGATCGACCTGCTGGGCGGTGTGGTTGACGCGCTGGACGCGGCGGACCCGATCAGCTCGACCGCGCCGAACACCGACCCTGATGCGCCGGACGGGGAGAAGGCCGCGCAACTGGCCCGCGCAACCGCGCTGAAGGCCCGCCTCGCGGCGACCTGACGTGCCTGCCCGCAGATCGGCGGGCGAGGTATTGCGGCGACCTGACACGCCGCTCCTTCAGAAATTGGAGCCTACAACACAATGAGCACACTGCTGTCGCTCCGTCGCGCCCTGGGCACGGCGGTGGATGAACTCGCGCCGCTGGCTGGGACTGCGGCTTTCGCCGCGAAGGAGGCGGAGGTTGCGCAGCTCGAACGCACGATCGGCGAGCTGGACAAGGCGGAGAAACTCGCCGCGAAGCTGGCGCGGCCGATCGGCGCCGGTCCGGGCGACGATGTGATGGAGATCAACCCCTCGCAGCGCACCTTGTCGCAAATACGCGGCATGGACCCGCGCCAGGGCAAGCTGCGCGGCTTTGACGACTATCTCAGCCTGGCCCGAAAGGGGCTGGATTTCACGCCGCGCGCGGGCGAGCAATACCGGACGTTGGGCGAGCAGCTCCAGGCGGTTTTCAAGCACTACAGCTCGAAGGGCAGCGACACCGACCGCCGTCTGGTGCGCGCGCCGACCGGGGCGGGCGAGGTCGATCCGACCGGCGGCGGCTTCCTGGTCCAGGTCGATTTCGCGGCCTCGATCTTCATGCTCGCGCACGACATGGGCGAGATCCTCAGCCGGGTGAACAAGCTGCCGATCAGCGCCAACGCAAACGGCATCAAAATTCCAGGCGTGGACGAAACCAGCCGAGCGACCGGCAGCCGCTGGGGTGGCGTGGCGTCGAACTGGGTAGGCGAAGGGACGGCGGTCACCCCGTCGAAGCCGAAGTTCCGCACCATCGAGTTCGACCTGAAAAAGCTGATGTCGGTGATGTACACCACCGACGAACTGTTGCAGGACTCGACGGCGCTGACCTCGATCGCGGCGCAGGCGTTCTCGGAAGAAGTCATGTTCATGACCGAGGACGCCATCGTGGAGGGCACCGGCGCGGGCATGCCGTTCGGCTACATGAAAAGCCCCGCCCTGATTACGATACCGAAGGTGACCGGGCAGGCCGCGGCGACGATCGTCAAGGAAAACATCGACCAGATGTGGGCGCGTCTGTGGGCGCGGTCGGCGAAGAACGCGGTGTGGTTCATCAACCAGGACTGCTTGCCGCAGCTCATGGCGATGAACCAGGCGGTCGGCACTGGCGGCCAGCTCGTCTATCTGCCACCGGGCGGTCTGTCCGCCACGCCATTCTCGACCCTCTACGGCCGCGAGGTGGTGTGGACGGAATACAACTCCACCCTTGGCACCACGGGCGACATCACGCTGGCGGACCTCAGCCAGTACATGCTGGTGGACAAGAACGGCGTCCAGGCAGCGACGAGCATGCACGTCGCGTTTCTCACCGACGAGATGGTGTTCCGCATCACCTATCGCGTGGACGGCAAGCCGATGTGGTCCGTGCCGCTGACCCCGTTCAAAGGCACCAACACCAAGAGCCCGTTCATCGCGCTGGCGTCCCGCTAACCGGCGCTGCCGCCGGACTTCGACAACCCGCGGCTCCCCACCGCTCTGCCGTTCGGGTCATCGGCCCGCGCGCAGCCGATTCATCGCCGCTTTGGGGGGCGGTCCAGGAGCAATGGACGATGGCACGTCAGATTTCCATGCCGTATCAATTCCCGCCGGTCGCCTTGCTGGCGCCGGCGGCCGACGCCGCGGGTCGCACCAGCGCCTACCGCGACCTGGCGAACGCGCTGAAAGCCTGGGTCGTGGTGCATGTGAACCAGGGCAACGCGGCACAGGTGACGCTCTCGATCCTGCAAGGTCAGGACGTGACCGGCACAGGGTCGAAGGCGGTCGGCGTCATGCCGACCTGGCTCTGCGCAGCCACGGCCACCAGCGATGCGCTCGCGGTGCAGACGCCGGGTGCCACCTTCCAGACCTCGGCAACCGTCGCCGACAAGATCGTGGTCTTCGAGATCACACCGGAAATGTGCCTGGACCTGGTCAACGGGTTCCACACGATCGCGGTGCAAACCAGCGCATCGAACGCGGCGAACATCACCGAAGCAGAGCTGTTCCTCTGGGAGTCCTACCAGGGCGCGTCCGCACCATCGACCCTTGTCTAATCGGCGACCATCCTTGCGGTCGATCGGGAGAATGACATGACCACGACCTCGAAATTCCATGCCGGGCGGCTGGAATTCTTCGATACCGCGACATTCGAGTACATGCTGCCGGTCGCGCCGATCCACTTCTACGAGGACTTCCTCGGGCAGTCCTATGTCGCGGTGCCGGCCGCCGGCTCGACCGTCGATGGCTGTCCGTTCGTCAAGAAGATCGTCGGAGCAGGGCCGCCGACGCTCGCCGGCGTCGCGAACGCCATTGGCGGCCAGGTCGCATGCACGTTGGCGGCGAC